GGGCTTTGGGTTACTGTGGGAAAATAGCTATCCATGACAATTGTATCATGCTTGAGAATGACGATATTGGGGCTTTGTTGCTCGTAAGCAATATGGGGTAGTTATGGTCTTTGAAGAGCTGCTGCCACCACTGACTTTGTCTGATCAAAAATTGTGGGGTGCTAGAACAGCGATTGGCACCTATGTAATTCTTGAAGATGAACAGTTTACGGCCTCATTCAAAGACCTTGACGGAAAGACGCACTACCTAATTCAGTACGAAAAACCTGTGAAAACTTTTGCACGGGCAAAACGTATCTGTGAACAGCATCACAACAGGCAACAGCAATAAATGTCTTTCTTTTTTACTCAGAAAAAAGCTGCTCCAATTAAACGTGGGTCAGCTCCAGCCAAGGCTGGAAAATCATCCAAGGAAACGTTCAACCGATTAGGTTGCCGTGCGTGCCCTTTGGATAAGGTCAACAATTGCACTCCAAAAATGCTGCCTGACTTGGGTGAACAGAATGGAATCTACATCCTTGGAGACGCCCCTACTGAAATCGGTGACGAAAAAGGTCAACCGTTCGGAGGACCGGCTGGTAAACTTCTTGGCAGCTTGTTGCGGGGCGCTGATAGGTTTAGTTATGATAATGTTATTCGTGATTACGACCACTACAAAGACCAGCCTCAGTGGGTCGCAATGGAATGCTGCCGAACTCTTGTCACCACATCTATTGAAAGATCAAAGCCGAGACTTATCATCGGTTTGGGGGTGTTACCTCTTCAATGGATGTTGGGGTCAAGTGACATGGTTGGTTTGCGTGGACGACTCTTCGCCGTCAAAGTGGGGGGACATGCCTGCTGGTTCATGCCAACTTACCACCCATCTTTCATTATCGAACACGCTTATGAAGGAAGTGAGCCCCTCAGATCAAAACTAGGGCATTGCCTCAAGTTTGACCTAGCTCGCGCTAGCAAACTAGCTGATGAATTAGACCCCCCTGAAATTGATACCCCCCAAAGCGTTAGGGCAGGCATACAAGCGTTTAATGGGCAGAGCAGTACCCAACTAGGGCAGGTCTTGGCGCTTATCAGTGAGGCCCGCAAGGCACCTGAAAAGGCCATTGATTTGGAAACGTGGCCTCTGCGCCCTTACGCGGTGGGTGCCAAGGTTCTCACAGTCGCAATTAGCTTTGGCAAAACCAACTTCTCATTTGCCATGGATCATGACAAAGCAGGCTGGGATGATATTGCGAAAACAAAACTAAAAGCAGCTCTGAAAGATCTCCTATCCGATCAAACCACAGTGATAGCCCATAACACCCCTTTCGAAGTTGAGTGGCTGATTTCACTTTTGGGGAGGAATTCAATCTTCCACGATGTTTGGGAATGCACAATGATGCAGTCTCACTTTTTGGATGAACGTAGGGGAAAGCGTGGTGGCAATGACGAGCAATTCCAACCAAACCCATATCAGGCTTTAGATTTCCTCGTAAAACAAAACTTTGGCATCGGCTACAAAAGTCTCTTCAAGCTTGACAAAAAGAATATGCACAAAGCTGACCTTGACGAGACCCTGATCTATAACGGTGCAGACACCAAATACACGCTGCGTCTGTTCAAGCTTCAGATGATTATGTTGGAAATTGAAGGGCTCCTTGCAGCCTACCGTGAAGCACAGCCACGACAACCTACTGTGGCATTGATGCAACATATGGGAATCAACATTGATCAAGACACGAACAAAAAGTTTGCGAAAAAACTTGCTGATGAAATCACTCCCATTGAGGAACGAATACGATCGCTCCCTGAAGTCAAAGCTTTTGAGATCAAGAACTATGAGAAATTCAATCCAGCTTCCGGCCCTCACGTCATCAAGCTGTTCAAAGAACACACCAAGTTTGGGAAGCTACTGATTAATGCTGAAGGTAAGGAATCAAGTGACAAGGCTACTCTCAGCAAGATAAACCACCCACTTGCCAAAGACCTTGAGCCCTTCAGAAATCGCAGCAAATTGAAATCAACTTATGTGGATGAATTTACACTAGGGACTGGCACGGTTATTTGGCCTGATGGCAAGATACATCCATCCTTCAACACAACGTTTGCTGAAACAGGACGCACTTCCAGCGATCAACCGAACCAACAAAACTGGCCGTCACGCAATGATAAATGGGTTCGCGAACAAGTAGTGGCTGAAAAAGGCCATGTTCTTTTGGCATTTGACTACGGCCAGCTTGAAGGTTGCACGGGGGCTATGTGCTCCAAAGACAAAACCTTTGTCAAAGCTTTATGGGAAGATTATGATATGCACATGGAGTGGGCGCAACGTGCCGCCAAACTCTGGCCTGCCTACATAGGTGGCTCCCATATGTACGATGACAAGACCACGATGAAAACCTTCCGTGGCTTGATCAAAAACAAATTGGTGTTTCCAGCCTTCTTTGGTGCAGCTAAGGAATCCATTGCTGGATATCTCAGTGCGGCTACTGGAGTGGAAGCACCCAAGCACGTCATTGAGAAGCTGTTTAATGATTTCTGGAAAGACTTTAGCGGGGTGTACCAATGGCAAAAACGTCTAGTGAGCAACTACTATGAGACAGGTTTTGTGGAAAGCCCGACGGGGCGCAGGCGTCATTATCCTCTCTCCCGTCCGCAGGCGATTAATTATCCAATACAGAGTGTTGCTTGCGACATTGTGTGCAGGGCTATGGTTGATCTGTCTAGCTACGCTTCGTCTACAGGCAAATGGTATTTCCATCCAATAATGAACATTCACGACGATCTCACATTCAGTATACCTGATGATCCTAAGATCATAGAAGAGGCTGTTGAAAGAATCTACAAAACCATGTTGGCTCCTGTTTACCCGTTCATCAACGTGCCTCTATCCGTCACCGGTTCAAAAGGCTATAACTGGCTTGAGATGAGTGAAAAGGGAATTGGCAAGTTCTGGTCACATAAGGATCTCTAATGCCTAGCGTACTCCAAGATTGGGTAATGAATATCTCATTGAGGCAGCAAGGAGTGTTGATACTCGCACTTCGCGGGCCTGATGGAGTTGCCAAAGAGGATGTGGCAAAACCAATTGTCCGCGCTTTACGTGCTTTGGTGATGGTCTCAGGACGTGAAGGCAAGCCAATGGATAAAGGTGTTGTATGGCGTGATGATCCATTCATGCAAACCGTCCTAATTGGTGCTGATTTTGAAGATCCATGGAAGGGAGCGACTAATACTTTCTACGGATCAATTGATCAATATAACGTTCATTTCCTCCAACATCTGTGGCATGCCTTTGCTATTGCAGGCATTCATTTTCCTGATGAAACAATCAGAAAACGTTGTTGGAATTTCTATTTACGAGGGATGCGTGCATTGCATGTACATCCTGAGACACCTAAAGAAATAGTTCACAGACTTCGTGATGGTGAACGAGACAAAGACCTATGAGTTCCCTTCACACTAAATACCGTCCTGAGAAGTTTGAAGACGTCTTAGGCCAAGACCCTGTGGTCCGTAGTTTGAAAAGGGTAGTCAAAGATGCACGTGCTCATGCTTTTATCTTCACCGGGCCTAGCGGTACAGGAAAAACAACTCTTGCTCGTATTCTTGCTGGTGAGTTTGGGGGTAGTGGGCGCAGTGTTATTAACTTGGAAGAAGTGAATGGTGCTTCCAAGTCAGGCAAGGAAGACGTCCAAGAACTGGTAAGCCGTACCCTGTACAGGGCCATTGGTGGGAGCCCTACTAAATTCATCATCATGGATGAGGCTCACAGGCTGTCAGCGGCAGCGTGGGATGTCATGCTCAAGCCTATTGAGGAGCCACCAGCACACGTCTACTGGGCATTTTGCACTACCGAAGTGGCAAAGATGCCAAAGGCAATCATCACCCGATGCCTCAGGTACGACCTCAAGCCGGTCAAGGAAGAGCTGATACTTGACCTGTTAGTGCATGTGGCAGATGATGAAAAGTTTGACGTTTCAGACGAAATTATTGAGGCCATAGCAGAAAATTGTGGGGGCTCGCCACGTCAAGCCCTAGTGTATCTTGAGGAGTGTCTCTCCTGCAAAACACTAAATGAGGCGCGTGAGATCATGCGCAATGCTGGCCAATCCAAAGAAATAGTGGACCTCGCGCGTTGGCTCGTATCAGGTAAGGGACACAATTGGGCTGAAGCTACGAAGTATCTAAAGGGGTTGGAGGGTCAGGAGGCTGAAAGTGTTCGAATAGTTCTGATGAATTATTTTGCAGCCGTATTGAAGGGCACTAAATCGGACAAAACAGCCATCCAACTACTCTCACTTATTGAGGCTTTCAATAAACCATACCTGACTTCAGACAAACAAGCTCCCTTGATGTATTCAATCGGCCTAGCTTTGAAATTGGATGTTTAAATGCCAGCACTGACTGTAAAAGCAGTCGTCCTTGTCGACGACAAAGGTGGCTATCTGATCCACGGATCAGATTCCGAAACATCACTTGAGATGTTTAAAGCCATGCAGCCTATTTGGTCATTTGATCCCGCCACTGAGCGGGCTCACTATGTTGAAATCGAGATCATGTTGCCCGATGCCACTAACAATAAGTGATCTTCAAGCGCAATTAGCTATCGATAAGTCTGTGCTTGATGACGAGGTTATCAGGCAACCTGTCCTATTCTACACTATCAGTGAAATGCTGACTGACGCCTTGGCTGACAAGGATGGTGCTAAGGAAAATCTAGCGGTGGTTGATGCTGATTTGGATAATGAAGGCAGGCGGGCACTGGCTAAGAAGTTTGATAAGGTCACCGAGACCATGGTCAAAAATTACGTGCAGACGCACATTGACCATGAAAAAGCCTTTGATGAATATTTAGATGCCAAAACAAAATCAGACAAATTACTTGCTCTAAAAGAAGCCTTTCAACAACGTAGTTACATGCTTAGAGATTTAGTCTCATTATATTCTGCCAACTATTATGAGGATGCATCCGTTAAGCCTACCAAAGCCCAAGAAGCTTCTCACTATGCTGCAAACCGCAACCGCATAGCTAATGCACGGTCAGCCAGAGGAGGAGATTAACATGAGAAAGGTGACAAATGCCTAAAGAAGAGCGTGGGTTCAAGTATCAAAAGCGTTCAAAGGACACACTGAAGGAACGGGCCAATATGAAAGGTGGCAATTATGACACCTACATCAAGCCCAAGTTCAAGCAGTGGAAACCAAAGGATGGAAAAAACGTTATCCGTATTCTGCCCCCTACGTGGGAAAAGGCTAAACACTACGGCTTGGATATCTTTGTCAATTTCAACATTGGCGCTGACAATCAATCGTACCTCTCCTTGAGCAAGCACGGCAAGGGTGCTGATCCGTTGGCAGAAGCACGTCGTGATGCTCAGAAGGAAGGTGACAAGGATCTGGCCAAGGCGTTGAATCCGTCACAACGCATTTTGTACTGGATCATTGACCGCATGGATGAAGATGAAGGGCCACTGCTTTGGGCCGCACCTTTCACCTTTGACAAATCACTGTCCAACTTGTGCATTGATGAAGATACCAAGGATGTAATCTTCATTGATGGCCCGTCTGATGGCCGTGACGTGCGTTTCTACAAGGAGGGTACTGGTCTGTTGACCAAATATGACCCTTCCAAGATGAAGGTGCTGAAGCCCTCAAACATTCATGAGGATGAAGGGCTTGAAGCTGAATGGCTGGATTTCATTGCTGAGAACCAATTGCCTGACGTGTTGAACTTCTATGACTATGACCACATTGCTGCGACCTTTGGTGGTCAGGCTGGCCGTAGGGATGAGGATGATCCTGAATCTGAAGAAAAGACTATCCGTAGTCGCAAGGCACGTGATCCGGGCGAGGATGAAGTTGATGAAAAGCCGGTGCGTAGCCGCACCCGGCGCTCGGACCCTGAACAGGAAGAGCTTCCACTTAAAACACGTGGCCCACGTAGGGACCAAGAACTGGATGAAGATGAGGTTGAAGAAAAACCGGCCCGGACTAGACAGCGTGCAAGGCCAGACCCTGAGCCTGATTATGAAGATGAAGATGAAAAACCAGCACGTCGCTCGTCATCACGCAAACAGGCCGATCCTGACGATGATGATGATGTTGAAGAAAAGCCTGCGGCCCGTAAACGGGTAAGGGCTGAACCTGAAGATGAGGATGAAGCACTCCCTACGAAAAGCCGCCGTGGGAAGACTGAATCTGAAGATGAGGATGAGGACACTGGCGGCAGCCTCCGCGCCAAGCTAGCTGCGAGGCGTCGAACTCGAAACTCAGAAGAGGACTGAGGAACTTCTAAAAAGAGCCGGCAAGGACCCTGTGGTTCTTGACCGGCGTTCTTCAGCAGAAATCATGAACGACGAAATTCCGTATATGAGATGGGCCAGAGAGCAATTGGTCATTGTCCGTTCAGGCCACCGCACTTGGGCCGAACTGTTAAAGGCTAGATTTGATGCCAAGAATCAAAGCTGACACCCCGAAGGTTGAAGATCCTTCGCCTGAGTACCTCCTCCACGTTAAGATAGTGAACGAGATGCGCCAGTTTTGGGTGGACGGCATGCGTGATGCGGGGGTGAGCCAAGTGCTTTACTCCCGCATTAGTGTTGTGGCCCTATCTCAACTGTCAGCCATCATAGGGGTAGATGTAGGCATGACTGAGCAACAGTTCCTTTCTGTCTGCAAAGCCAACTTTGATGAAGCCTTCAAGAACGCACCGAGGTTTGGATGATCCTCTCAGCACAAAGCATCAGGTGTTGTGGCATCATCACCCCCTTCTGTGAACGTACAGTTGAGTTTGGGATGAGTTATGGCTTGTCCAGTTGCGGTTATGACGTCCGCATTGCTCAAGACGTAATGCTCAATGCCAATGAATACATGCGTTTCAGGCTTGCTTCCACGATTGAGCATTTCAATATGCCGGATGATGTTGTGGGACGTGTCCATGATAAATCAACTTGGGCACGCCAAGGATTGCAAGTATTTAACACAGTTATTGAACCCGGCTGGAGGGGATACTTAACTCTTGAATTGGCTCTTAATGGCATCCACATGCTTAATCTGAAGAAGGGAATGCCTATTGCTCAGATTATATTTGAATTTTTGGATAAACCAACTGAACAAGTCTACAATGGTAAATATCAGGATCAGGTAAATGAACCTGTCCCAGCAAAGATGGAAGAGTGAAGAGTGATGGCAAAAAGAGTACGAGCAGTTGTTGAGAAGCCACGAAACAGTTATTTCACTTCTGAAAAGACTAACATTCAGTTTGTTAGCACTGGCTGCACTCTGTTGGACTGCGCTTTGGGCGGTGGGCTTGCTCTAGGGCGCACCGCCAACATTGTGGGTGACAAGAGCACGGCTAAAACCGGAACTGCCACTGAAGTCATGATTAACTTCTCAATAGTGTGCCCAGATGGCAACATTGCTTATCGTGAAACAGAAGCTGCATGGGATGACAGTTACGCTGAGGCTATGGGTTTGCCTCTTGACCGCATTGACTTTGGCGATCGTGAAAATCCAATTATTACTGTTGAGGACTTCTACAAGGACTTTGATGCTTTTTGTGACCAACAGAAAAAAGCTAAGAAGCCGGGCCTCTACGTCCTTGATTCTTTTGACGCCCTTTCCGACGACGCTGAAATGGATCGAGATATTGACAAGGCATCTTTTGGAGCAGCTAAAGCCAAAAAGATGAGTGAGATGTTTCGTAAGATTACACGAAAGCAGGAACAAGCCAACGTCCTTCTTTTCATTGTGTCCCAAGTGCGGGACAATATTGGCGCTATGTTTGGAGAGAAGCATAAGAGAAGCGGGGGGAAGGCTCTCGACTTCTACGCCTCTCAAGTGTTCTGGCTTGCCCATATCAAAATACTAAAAAAGACCATTAACAAGGTTGAACGGCCATACGGGATTGAAATCAAAGCCAAGGTCAAAAAGAACAAGGTAGGCATGCCGTTCAGAGAGGCAGAGTTCACCTTTGAATTCGGCTACGGCATCAATGACCTTCTGGCCAGTGTAAATTGGCTCAATGAAGTGGATAGACTTGATGCCATAGACCTAAAGAAGACCGAGTTCAAGGATTACCTCAAGGGTTTGAATGAAATGACTGATGCTGAGCACAAAGAAGAGCGTCTTCGTGCAGCAGAGGCTGTCAAACAAGTATGGGGTGAAATTGAAACTACCTTCTTGCCCAAGCGGAGTAAGTATGCCTGATTTTGTAGATAGGTTTGATGTTGCGTACATGCCCAAGCTTGGAATCCGTGGTCCAACCTTCAGGGCTGTGATTCGTGAGGCTGTCACACGTCAAGTACGGCACATCGTAGAAACTGGCTGCATGCGCAAACTTGACAATTGGGAAGGTGATGGACAATCCACTGTCATTTGGGATAGTTACATTCAGTGGCATACCGGATCATTCACCACGATAGACACTGACCAAGATGCTATTGAATTGGTTCGTACCACATTAAAGAATTCAGGGTCTGTTGTTAGCGATAGCGTACTTGAATTGTCAAAGCCCGGCCCGGTCATAGATATGTTGTATCTTGATAGCTTTGACGTCGACATGGCCAATGCTGGCCCGGCTGCGATGCACTGTTTGTTTGAATTCTGTGCAGCACGGCCACGTCTGCGCCCCGGCTCAATCGTGTTCATTGATGATTCGCCTATGGGGCCGGGTTTTGAAGTAGGTGGCAAAGGTGCCTTCGTCGCCAAGTGGTTCAAACAGATTGACGTTGCTCCGTTTACTTTTGGTTATCAGATTGCATGGATAATGCCATGATTGAGGATGTCATAATTCCTGTTATTGTAATTATCCTTACTCCTATTTTGGCAGTTTGGCTAATTTTATCTATTGCGAGTTTGTTCTAAATGCTACCCGGTGGTGGAAAGCAGAAGGGAGCGCAGTTCGAGCGTGATGTCTGTGTCATGCTTTCAAAATGGATAACTAACAATGAACGTGAGGACGTATTTTGGCGGAGTGCCATGTCTGGAGGCCGTGCCACCGTTGGACACAAACGCGGCAAGCACCATGCGTCACAGGTTGGTGACATTTCATGTGTCCACCATGCTGGTAGCAAGTTCATAGAAGCATTTGCCCCCGAGTGTAAGTTCTATGCCAACCTTGACTATCCCGGTCTATTGACAGGCAAAGGCAAGCTTTTGACGTTTTGGGACGAGATCCAAAAACAGGCTGGAAGGTACAAAAAGCGCCCGCTAATGGTGGTCCGTCAAAACCGTATGCAACCGATGGTTTGCCTTGATATAGAGGGCCGGAGGCTTTTAGGGCTTATGTACAAGAATATGCTGTTAATCAGTGTGCGCCACAATTTGCACATTATAGAGGCAGCTAAGTTCTTCAAAATTACTAAGCCTTTTGTATGATGGGATGGAACGCGCAACCATCCCATTTGCTTAACTGCGCAATGGAGAAGCGTAAATGTCAATCTCGTCTATGTTTAAGAGCGTCTTTGCCTCAGGCATGAAGGAACTGAACAAGGAGTACGGCAAGACTGAAGACTTCCTGAAGGCAGTCTCTGCTTCATGTGCCCTCATTGCCTATGCTGACGGCACCTGTGAGGATGCTGAAAAGAAAAAGGCCATGGAAGTGCTTACCAGTCACACCCAGTTGTCGGGCCTGTACACCCGTCAACAGATTGAAAGCACCCTCAACAACGCGCTGGGCCATGCCACCACTGCTTCTGGCAAGCAAGAGCTTGCCCGGAACCTTGATGCGGTGAACAGTCTACCCAACGCCTCTCAAATGGCTGATGACGTCTACCTTGTTGCGGTAGACGTGGCCTCGTCAAACCACAACGGCAAAGCTGGTGAAGATGAGACCAAGGTACTTGAAAAGATCGCAAAGCGCCTGAACGTTGATCCTTCCAAGTTTGACTTCTAAGTAACCCCGGCTGGGTAGGGGCGGCTCGGCACTGTTCTTGCGGTGCTTAAATAGGCCGCCCCGCTTTGTCTGTATTTGAGGATCAAACATGCCGTGGTTAGAAATGGAACTGCACGACCCGGCCTTTTGGCTGGCTATTGGCAAGGTCATTTGGATAGATGCACTTCTGTCCGGTGACAATGCACTGGTTATAGCTATGGCATGCCGTGGCCTGCCTGAGCGTCAACGCTTTTGGGGTATTATCTTAGGTGCCCTGAGTGCTGTCTTGTTGCGTATTGCCGCTACAGGCGTTGTGTCCACCCTAATGACACTTCCTTACCTCAAACTTGCTGGCGGGTTGGCATTGCTCTTTGTAGCCATCAAGATGTGTCTGCCTGATGATGGTGAGAGTGACGTAAAGTCTTCTGACAAACTCTTTGCAGCAATCAGAATCATCGTGTTGGCTGATATTGTCATGAGTGTGGATAACATGGTGGCGGTGGCTG